CCCATAGTGATGTCACCAGACATTGTACCACCAGCTAAGTTAAGCTTAAGGGCATCAGCTGTGTCTGTATAAATTTTGGTGGAAGCATCTTGTGCATTAACAGGATTAGTGACGTTAGCAATCGTTGTACCAGTAACATCCAGTGTACCATTTACTGTAACATTGTTGAACGTAGACGTGCCTGTAGAAGCAGTGACGTTTCCTGTTACAGCGCCTGTTATATCGCCAGTAACATTACCTGTGACATTGCCCGTTACATTACCTGTTACGTTTCCTGTAAGCGCACCAGTAAAGCCTGTATTAGCTGTGATGGTTGTACCAGTTACAGCCTGCGGAGATGCACCACCAATAACTGA